CTTGATTACAAGGAACAGAAACTACAGAAATTTCTAGCAGTTCTACCTCAGTAATCATCATAGAATCGTCTTCACGATTATATTTTCCATCTTTTACTCTAAATCCTACAGAAAAGCTTTTTAACGCGTCCTCTTTAATAAGAGTTTGGACTCCGTGATTTTTTTCAGCTGCTTCAGAAACAGCACATTCAACAAAAATACCTTTTTTATCAACACGGATATTGTCAACACGACCAATTGGACAGTCATGTTTATGTTGATAGAGGAGAACTGGATTACGACGATAATTATCAACGCCTTTAGCCCATGCTTCAGCAGTAACAACATCGCCAGAGCGATCTTTTGCAGTAGTATTGGCATAACCAGCAATCTTTAAAGTATTAGAACCTTTTTTAAGTGCTTTAGTTTCGAAGGAACTGTTTAAATAAAGAGTTTTATTCATTAGTTGTATCCTCTAAATTATTAGATTCCTCTTGAGAGGGTCTTCCACCTTGGGATGCGTCTGTCGCACTACCCGTAATGTTCTGTGGTATTCTTATGGTATCATTATTTTCCATTTTTGGAAATCTTAATCCTTCACGAGCTTCATTTGGGGTGATAATTCCTGTGTTTACCAGAGTTGAGTAATAAACAGCTTGCGTCCTATTATCAGGCTGAAGGGCAGGAACACTGAGTCTATCTGGAGTGATAGTTACTCCTCCGTTAAAGAAGTGAGAAAAGGCTGAACAGAATTGATTTAAGATAGGTAAGATGGTATGTAAATAAAATAGCTTTTGATTTGCATCGATATTAGCATTATTACCAGATTTTAAAAGAACATAAGGCACGCCTAGTGCCTTTGCCATATCTTGTTGAATTCTTTCGATAGAGTTCTCAAAGTCAAGTTGATCAAAAGACTTAGTAGAAAACTCATCAATCTTTAATCCGCCATCTAAAATTGCAGAATTTCTAGCCCCATCAAAAATAGTAGTGTAAGAAGCTCTCAAGATTCTAGAAGGCTTTCTTTAACTCTTTTTGAAAGAATATTATCAGTAGTTAAGACAAAACCTGGAAGTGCGTTGTTCTTAAAGAATTGACGTTGAAACTTAATCATATAGTAATACAGTTCCATTAAGCTAAGAATAGGCTTAAGTTTGGACGTGCCTCTAAAAATTGATAATTCATTTTCAGCCATAACATGAATTATTTCGTAAGGCTCAAAACGAATTGATTCAGCTTTAGACGTTTGTTTACCGCGACCAAAACCATAGAAGTCATTAGCTTGTTGGTTATGAACTAAATAATTATAATGAGACACAAAAGCACGATCATCAGGAACTACTTCAACATCATTAGCTGGTAATAAGTAGAGAGATTCACCGTCATAGTAGAAAAAAGCATTACCATCTAAATGAAAATCTAAAAAAGCTCTTCTAAATAACCTAGCACGATCCTCAAAAGGATTAGGCTTTATATTCATTAGTTTATTTACTTTTTTAGCAGAACCGCCACTGATGTTAAGCGGTATTTCTGTCAGTGCATTGATTACCATCTCTACAGAGCGATGAACAACTTCAATCTCTCTATACGCCTGTTCATAATCTACAATAGTTTCGGGAGACGCAAAAGGTTCAAGAGAAGCTATAGAAGGCTGTGCAGGGTTAAGCTTTTCTGCTACCCATTCTCTGAAACCGCGTCTATCATTATCTGCCATGTTTTTCCTTTTGAATATCTAACCAATTTTTAATTTTAAGAGTTAAATGATTAGAGTATCGTTGCCCATAAATTGCATGTAACCTCTGATGATGAGATTTACATAATGTGAATAAGTTGTGATGGTCTAAACTTTCTTTACAGTCTACTGCAAATTCTTCACGAAGGGAAGTAATTTTTTCAACAGTATCAATTTCAGTAATCTTATTACGAGTACACCAGTCATTAAATAACTGACTCACAGAATAAAGGTGATGAAGCTCTAAGTTCTCAATAGAACCACATACATAACACTCATCACGCAATTTATAATCTTTCTTAATATAATCTCTTATATATTTGATAGGAAATCTTTTTAACTCAGACATTCTTGAAGCACTTCCCAACGTTTAGTAAAATGATCTGGGTGCTTATTTAAACCCACATCACCTTCTCCTAGATTTAATACTTTTCCAGAAACAGTAGGTAGATGCGTGTAATTCTTAAGTTTTTTAATAAGATAACTTACAAGAATATCATCTCCTCTTGTTAAATGAATATTAGCTATTATATCAGACTTAACACTATCAAGACAAGATTGTTTTACCATAATTACTGAGCCTACTAAAAAATCAACTTGTGCAGCTGTGCACCAAACATCTTTAAGTTGTTTATAGTGTTTTGCCTTAGAAACACCATGCTTACCGTATATACCTACTATGTCTTGTTGCATATCATACATCTTTTTAATTAGTAAAGGATGAGGTAGTAAGTCATCATCTAAAATTAATTTGTACTCTTCTGGATATTCAAAACACCTAACCCAACGTTCAATACAATACTTATTTTTTGTATTATTTATCACATCAACTTTAGGATGGCTAAAAGGTTGGAGTGGATTATTGTTAATTACAGTGATTTTAAAATTTTTATGTAAAGCATCACAAATTGCTTTTACGTTATTTGGTCTTTTATAGTTTAATAATATAATTCTAAGCATAAATTGATATGTTACTCATTTTTTGGTGTGTGTATATTGCATATCTAACAGCATCACATGGGTGAGAAGCCCAATCGTGAACAGCTTTAGGAGTTTCTGTATTAGGATTCCATTTGTATGCTGCCATTGCAGAGAAAGTGTGTCTTGCACCCTCAGTATCAAAGAAAAGTCGATCTTGCTGAATTAAAACTTGTACAGAGTTTATACCGTCGTTTACAGACTTAATAGCGTTCTCACAATAAATATCATAATCGTATGCAAAATCTGCTTTTACTTGTTGAGCTGCAGAATCAATGTAAATAGTATCAATCGACCACTCATCTATTTTTTCTGCAATTGCTGCAGCTAGTTCTGAGGTAGTTGATTCTTTTGATATAAATTCGTCTATGATAAAGTAATTATCACCATCTGTACCTATAACGACAAATACATTTTCATCACGATACCCAACGTCTAGACCTGCGATAACTTCTGAAAAACGTTCGCCTACAAAGTCTCCAATATGCTTATCTTCGTCTAAATCTAAGTAAATCTGTGCTTCTGTAGTTGTCCACTCGCATTCATATTCTTGTAAATAAAGAGCTTTGGTAATCGACCTTTTAGCTTCTTCAACATCTTTTTCAGATAAGAGAGGATTAGAGCGCCAAGTGTGGATAGAAGCAGCCCAATCGGGATACTCAGGGTCATTTCCTCGTAGAAAGTAGTCATAGAGATAATTACCCTTACCACGAGGAGTTGAAATCCATAAACATCGGGAATCTTGAAAAGTAGAGAGAGCAGGACGCAAGTCACGTGTATAATATTCTTCATTAGGAATAATAGCTGCCTCATCAACAATTAGTAGATTTGCAGCTCGGCCTACAAGGGAATCACGGTTATTAGCAGAAAGTAGTCTAAATATCGAACCGTTTATCAGTTTTATAACTTTATCTTTTTGGTTATAGCGGTCAACTTCTATCTCAAGTTGTTTGATAAGGTCGCCTACATAATCCCAAATAATTGACGATAGAGAAAAGTTAGGAGCAACAACCATTACTTGTTGTCCAGGTTCTAGAAGCTTTGCAAAAGCAAGAATAGCAGCAGCATATGATTTACCTGTACGACGAGCAGCAATATGAACACAAAAGCGTGAAGAATCTAAATTCTCTACCATTGCCCATTGTGATTCATTGAATTGTACAGGAGTGGGAAGTTTGTCTAAAAGACGTTGGATTTTGATACGAAAAAATTTATCACTCATCTAGGAAATACATTAAAAATCATTGTGGAAACAGAAACTAAAGTTACTGCGAGACCACCTACCCATAAAAGAGTTTTAAGAGAAGCACGTCCTGTTGTAGCTAATTTACCAATACTCTCTATCTCTTTATCCATTTTACACATTTGTGTTTCCATACGTTCAAACATTTTAACAATGTGTAGATAGCGCTCTTCACAAACAGCTTCGTGTGAC